TATTTAAACCTTGTAGGTACTCATATTTCCAAAGAATCCCCATAGCCAACAATTCTTGTATACCTACTCGTAAGGCGTTTGATTGACGGGTCTGTGGACTGAATTAATTCCGGCCCCATACTTCTTCTGAATCCCATACTGGTAAGACAAGCATGTGATAAATCATCAATCTCATATGCTTGTGTTAAAGCTCTCTGCCCTTTCGTGTAAATATCAATCTGTGCCGTCGGTGTTACCGCAGCCTCATCTCCCTTTAAATCCCAATCGCTACCCGGAATACCTGTAAAGTACATTGTGGCGTAAGGTAATTTTGTAACCGTAGCACTGTTTTCCATTGAGTATCCGGTTACTTTATCCTTTATTGCGTCAGTCCATTGAGAATAAATTGTGTTTATCATTTCTAAGATTGTCATTTAATTACCGCCATCTCCTTTTTTGGTATATGTTGGTTTAAAAAGTTCTTTCCCTCTAACCCCTCTTTTATATCTATTCATAATTGTTTTTCTCCCAATTCCAGTTTCCCTTTCCCAATCGCATAGTCTTTTTGTAATTCCTTCCACTTCTATAAATGTGTTATTCTTTTGTGGTTTGTAAATCTTATCCTTTGAAATCAAATCTGAGACTGTGTATATTCCTTTTTTGTATCTTATATACCTTGTACGCAGTGTTGACATAGAAATTCCGTATTCTTTTTCTATGTCTTTTAAAGTCTTTTCTTCTCCATCAATAACAACTTTTCTTGTGACTCTTTTATTATAGTTCTGCGTTTCGCAATCGGCCCATCTACAATTTTCCGGACAATAGTTTCCATTTACATCAATTCGATCTATAGTCTTATTCTCAAAAAACTATGATACCGATTAGCAAAATACTGGATATGGCGATTAAAGATTTTATCAATAAAAATGTGGAAAAATAATCAGCCAAATATCTCTTTCGCCACTTCATTAACACTTTTCATTATTTCGACTGATGCACGATACACAGGCATTTTTGCCTGAACGCCGAAAGTGTGATGAACTTTTCCATCATCTCCATAGTAATACCACCCTGTTGGGCTTTCCCAGTTATCATACGGCGGATTTTGCTGTGGAGCATTTGATGGATATGTGCCAGGACCATAGCCCAACTCCGCCACTTTTGGATTTTTTGTACCACTGTAGCGAATACCGCTTCCAAATTCCAGAAATAAAATGTACGGGCCAGAAATTATTATCTTTGCCCGTACTATATTTCCACTGGTATCAATTTCATAACTGACTTTAGTAGAGGGCTGATAATCCTCTAGTTTTCCTTCTCTAAGTACTGTATTCGCGACCTGAACGCCAATTTCCGATAACCGCCTACAAATCTCCTCGCATTTCCTCGACAAATCATTCTTATACTGTTCTATCTGCCGGATTGCCTGTTGTAACGATTTTCCGCCATCAAGGAGATTGATTTTCATTGTTTTTCGTACCATTACTGTTTCTTCACTTTCATATTCCACGCTTTAATTTGTTTATTTAATGGTTCAGAAGATAGTAGCCATGTATCCGGTCTCATTTTACATTTTCTTGTATGATGTGCGTTTATATATGGTTTATCAAATAAAATATCTATGTATGCTCTACCACCACAATATTTGCATGGTTCTAAGTGAATTTTTTCGTTAATAACGACCATCATTGATTCCCTCCCACTTTGCTTATCCCATACCTCGCCACGCTTCCCTTTTTCGTGTCCAAAATCTTAACCAGCCGATAATCTGGCGGCGTAACTGGCGTATATCCATCTTCCTCCATAACCAGATTTCCAGTCTCATCCAACTCAGGCTCTACATCAACAAATACCCCCATTCCCTCAACTGGATTGAAAGGCTTACTTTTAGATTTATAATGAGTAACATATCGGTCATAGTTAGGTACAATCCCAGCCGCTATTTCCTCCGGTGTGCCGCTAGTTGCGCTTACGGTTTGTTTGCGCATTTCCGGCTTTCCATATTTTATTATATTATCTATTCCCTCGTGGATTTCTTCTATCGTAACCCACCATACTTTTTGTCTATCTCTTACTGGACTTCTATGCATACATTACCTCCTACGCAACAAGTTTTTCCATATGATAAGGAACAACATGAATCGCCTGTTCTCCTAATACCGAATAGGCTATACCAAATATCTGTCGTCCATAATCAGCAAGCAGGTTCGCACAAAATTCTTCCATTTCAATCCAGAATCGTTTCTTGCACATTCTATGAATTTCATTCACAAGTCCATAAGAGAACATTACGCAATGTCCAAGCTCATGAATAAGCACATGATTTAAAAACTCTCCTTTAAGACGATCTGATAGATAAATCGTCATAGTTTCTGGGTCGGTTACTGCACAGGTCAAAACATTTGTCCTGTCCACCAAAATAGGATTGCTTGGATTCGTCCACTGTACATTCCAATGAATCCCATTTATATAAAATTCATCTATCATGGTATCACCACCTTATTGACAATTAAACTATTTCTGATATAATCAATATAAATAACAGGGAACGCAAAGCCGTCAGTAGACCCTTGAAAAGTTGAAATTCCTTTCCATGTAAAACGTCGGGCAAGAGCCTATAGGCTCTTTTTTATTTTCTATTTAAAGAAATGCCACGATTATTTTAATAACCGTGATGCTTCCTGTTTCTTATTAAAAAATGCTTAAAGAATATCCAGTTCTTGAAATACCTTGAAGATTTTTGGAGACTGGATTGCATAGAAATCTATCATTTCTTCTCCCATAGCCCACGGAACATCAGCGCAAAAGCTATTTTGCCACAAACCACTCTCGAACATGAACGCATGTAGAATTTCGTGACGAATAACCCTCTTTCTATGTTCTTCTCTGCTTTCGTATCCGAATTTCTGTTCTTTCACTTCTTCATCCGTGTATAGGCGGACGTGGATTTTCTTAACTGTCGGGTCGCAATATCCATCACAATCAGCAAATGCCTTGTCCTGTTCTATCGTCTGAAAAATAATGTTCCATTCCGTTCCCAAAATATTTACTTTACAGTCCTGCATAGCTCCTCCTGTCAAATGCTCCGAATCAGTTCTTTTACATCCTCATACATATCTTTATAGGGAATGTCTGTTTTCAATAAATTTTCCAGTCGCATATCAATCAGCGTTTCCAAAGACTTCAACCGCAAAAGTGTTTTCTGGTCTAAATCATCTCTTCTCCCGGCTTCGATTCCCAAACAGTTCTGAACCAGCTTCGTGAAATTCTGGTAGTACATATCTGCATGGGTGCTGCCCTGCGATTTTGCGTACTCCACATATTTCTTGATTGTGTCCGTTTCCATCCGGCGTACTTTCTTTGTCTCTTCTCTGGTCTTTAACCGCTCTTCTCCTTTTCCGTCCAGAACATAGAATCCATTTACACGGATTTGCTTTAATACCTTTGTTACCCATTTTGTAAACAGCTTGGCTTCTGGTTTGTTGCTTCTGAACGCCATATTATAAACAGCTTCTTCAGATACAAATGTTTCTCCGTAATTGTTCAATGGTGAATTAAAATTCCGGGTGTAGAAAACTCCGACACCCGAAATCATTTCATTAGTAAATTTCTTCTTTTCTGAACGATCAATATTTCTTAGTGTATCACGAATATTTGCGATCCCTAATTCTTCTCCAACATCAATCGCACTAAACCATATTTCGCTCCTGTTTTTACTACAAATTATTCTTACATTACGTTCTTCAAAAATACTTACCATGCTACCACATCTCCTTTATAATTAAATTTTGTAATCAAAAAGAGCTAAACTCTCATAGAAAGCCAGCCCTTTTCATCTTTTCTTTTTCAACTCAAAATCTCTGTATCGTCTTTCCATTACTGTTTAAAAGGTAAATCGTTGTATTTCCTGAAAAAATCAAAGTCTTATTATTATGAGAAATTTCTCCATCTAAAAGCACAGCCACCTTAACCGCCTTTTCAGCATTAAGTCTTTCTTCATCGGACATTACTCCATCCATATCAAAGTACATCTTATTCTCTGGGTTTACTTCTAAATTCAAAACCTCTAACAAATCGTCTTTTGAGATTTTTGGCATTTCAGATAAATCCACCTTAGATAACGAAATACTTTCCGCTTCTTGATAAATTTTTTTGTTACCCTTGCTAATCTGTAAAATCATCTTTATTCCTACCTTTCTATCTTTCTTTTTATATTCAAAAGAGCCTGTTGCTCTAAAGCAACAAGCCCTTCTGTTTCCTTATTTACATACTCTGGACAAATTTAACCATATCCTGCTTCAATGCCTGCCATGCCGCCGGATCAGCGTCAGCCTTTACCTCGCTGAAAGAATCCATAAAGTCTTTCGCATAACGTTTCATGTATTCCTCCATGTGCTTTTTATCCTCTGGATTTTTGGACTCTGTATAGTGGCGTCTATACTCAGACATGCGATCATAAGATTCGCCGTATCTGGAAGGTCTGTTCATACCATCATATCCATATCTGCCATTATCGGAACCGCCTCCGGTATTCGACATATTTCCACTGTAGTTTCCGTTTCTTCCGCTTGTATAACCCATACGATAGCCAGTCATCGGATAAGGGATTTCATCGTACATTCCATCATACTCATCCATCTCCGGCATTATATGAAGATACGGGGTATATCCAGCGGAACGTCCTCGACCAGAGCGATGGACAAACCGTCCATTTGCTGCACGTCCTCTATAACCATATCTACCATTTCCCATCACTCCAAAATCCGGGTTTGAATCGTATTCCTCTAACATTCTCTCTGTCAGCTCGCCTTCATGGATTTTGTTCGGAATTTTAATCTCCTTCATGTACTCAGTTTCCAGACAAGCTTTCATGGTTTCCGCCACAAAGTATTTCATCTGCATAGCATCTTTCAAAACATCTACAGCCTCGCCAAAACATTTCCGATCAATGTGATCGTACCCCTTCGCTGCCATGCACTCAATATCCTGTTTAGCAATATCTTCAATCTTCTTAATCAATTCATGCATACCGACACCTCCTAGCACTCACGCTCTACAATAAGCGTTAAATTTTCAACTTCGATTGCCTGGGTGTTGGGATTGGTTATTGCCAAGTTTACCTGGCACTTCCCAGCGCAAACAATTTCTTCAAAAGAGACATTAAAGAAATTTTCTACTGCTGCCGGAGTAACCGTTGCAAGGGATGTCTGTAACACCTCTCCATTTAATGATAATCCAAGCGAAATCGCTCCAACTGTTCCGCCAGTTGGAATAGCTATATTTGCCTTTCCATATACTCTATATCTCGCAGGATTACAGTCGTTTCCGCTATTTGCCACACAAACCAGACCAGAACCTGCACGATGATTTACACATCTACTTTTAACAGGATCTTCTAACAACACTGCATTCTGCCCAGCCGCTATCCTCTGAACAAACGGGCTTGTAAATTCAGCCATATTCTTTATCTCCTTTCCAATGAAGAAAAGGGATAAACTTACCACGTCTACCCCTTTTCGTTATTTTCGCAAGACTACTTAGGTGTAGATATGGAACTTTGCGTTTCCAACATGCTTATTATTTTTTTGTTCTGTCTGATAATCGTTTCCAGATATTTAGAATTTTGTTTCTGTAATTCCTCAATAATATCAGTATTACTTGCATCGTCCGCAGCCCACAAGAATGTCATAAGCTGCAAAACTGTGTCATAAATCTGGAGATTATCAAACAACTGCTGATTTCTCATTAGCAGCCGCAAGTCCCGCATCCGCACCCTGTATAAGCGTATGGGTTAGGAACCGTATAAGCCGGAATAGGAGCCGGGCTGCGTAAAGCATTAACGATATTCGTCGTCTGATTTGCGTTAGCAAGCTGAAGCTGCGCGGACTGAAGTTCAGTCTGGAGAGAAGAAATCTTGTCCTGAGTAATCAGGTCAACGATTCTCTGTGTTCCTGCGTTCTGTGCATCAATCACATCTCTAAATCCATTGCAAAGCTGACTCTGGAGAGCGTTTGCGTTCTGATTCATGGTGTTCTGTAAGCTATTGGTCTGCATTGCGATATTATAGGAAATTTCGCCCTGCCCCTGTTTTAAATCACAGCAGCAATTTGCCATCTGTGTTGCAATAGAGTTAAATCCCTGCTGCACACCATTAAATCCGTTACACAAAGACTGTTCGATTCCAAACTGTCCATCACGGATTCCTGTCAGGCGATCGTTGAACCCCTGTCCCTGGAAACCCTCAAACATTTCGGCTCTGGTTAAAGCACCATTCGCGGAAGGTGTATTAAATCCACCACCATTTCCACCCCAGCCTCCGCCGAAGCCTCCCCAGCCGAACAGGCAGAACAGAAGAATAATCCAAATCCATTCTCCGCCCCATCCAAAGCCATCATTACAGCCACGGTTATTAGTGTTGCCAGTTAAAACTGCAACATCACTCGCTGATAATCCCTCACTCATCATAGAGATTACCTCCTTATTGATTTTTATATTTACAAAATCAAAAGTTCCGCGGCTCTTTTAATTGTTGTAGCGATTTAATTTATTTCATTCCAAACTGATTTTTTATCTGATTCATCATTTGATCTATATCAACATTCTTTTCTTTCCCAAGATTCCTACAAAGCTGTTCTAAGCCTTTGGAATCTCCTTTTTCCATCATCTGTAAAGCATTTGACATCACAGGATTATTTCCGGCCTGTTGTTTCATCATGTTTATAAGCATTTGACGAGGGTTTCCTCCATTTTTCATCATTTGCATAAGTTGCATCGGGTTAAATTGCATATTCATCATTTCTGATTACCTCCCCTCTGCACTTTAGGAGATTCTATCGGTGTAATCATCTGTTTAATCTCAGATAGTTCTCCGCCAATTCCCTGTAATATCTCTGCTTTAACTTGTCCAAGCATAGAATTAAGCATCTGAATATCAACATACGATTGATCTTCCTTTTGCTTTTCATCTTCCGGCTGAACTGCCTTATATGTAATAATCTGACTTGTTCCATCTGCCATAAGCCTTTTTACATATACTTCTGACAAATCGGATTTTGGATAAAAGGTAGGCTGGCCGCTCATGTCAACATTCTTCGCCTTTACCACGTCCAGGCCATCCACAATTTCTCCATTCAGACCAGGAGTTTGAGCCTGCTGAACAGGTTGGTTATATAACTGTTGCTGATTATACTGTGTCTGCATCTGAGCCAATCTGTCATATTGCGGTTGTAAAGGATTATACTGTTGATATCCTCCATACTGTGGCTGATATCCGAAGTTTTGATATGTCGGAAATGGTTGCATAACGTTTTCCTCCCCTGTCTTTATGATTTAATTTTAAATGACGGGACCGTTATTCACCATTCCATAAAACTGTCACATTTCTATCACCAATATGTCATTTCCAATTTTCTGAAATTCCTCTATAATATTTAGGTGCTGTTTTGATGATCTTTGTTTTCATCGTTCGATTTATTCTGTTAATAGTGCTAACGCTACAATTCATTTTTTCTGCTACTTCTTCCAATGGAATTTTACTATTTCTATACAAAAAGAGGGAGCGCTCCCTTTCATCAAAGTTTGCCTCCCTCAAATAAAAATCAATTTCTTCTTTTATAAATTCCTTATAAAAATTTCTTTTTAAATCCATTCCACTTCCCTCCCTGAAATGGAATCTAGCTACATCGGAAAAACACCGCTTGCGATAAATCCTATTAACGCTCCGATTATTCCTGTCAAAACACTTGTAGCAATCGTTTCATATCTTTTCCCAGGTTTTTCCATAAGAACCTTAACATTACCGCTGATTTCGTCTAATTTCTCATTAATGTGCTCCCTGTCGCTTTTAGAAGAAATCATGTCTTTCTCAACATCTTCCAGTCGATTAAAAAACTCTTTATGATCTTTAGAGTTCTTATCTCTAAATTCCTTAAAATCTTCTTCGATTTTTTTTAATCGGTGTTCATTCACGCAATTATTTTCACATCCCATTTAAACACCTCTTCTTTTTCTTCTCTCCCTTTTTTAATTTTGCCAACTCCCCAACCACACTCATTGTTGGCACCCTGCGATTAAAGCGGGAGGGAATTACCTTAACCACGCACCGGCTTTTACTGCAAAAACTATAAAATTCTTGCTATTGGAATAACATTGTGCAAAGAATAAATCTCCGATTCACTTTCCCAAGATCGGTTTGTACTATTTTCAGAATGAGAACCTTGAAATTCATATCCTTGTTTTATGGCCCAATATAAAGACAAATCCAAGAGACAAGAATAATACTTGTCCATATCCTTCTCAATCATAATTTGGGGATAAGCGCTAGGATAGTTCCTTTTATTTTTAAAAGATTTTATTGAACGTTTGATGCAAAAGAGCAGAGTAGATTCCTGCTCTTCCTCATAATCATCTCCAAAATAATTTTTCAAATCTTGAAGTATTTCCAACTCCACTCTGCTCACCTGCCTTTATATTTGTTGGGAAAGAAATTCCCCAATCACTTCATCTTTAATAACTTTAGTAATCATAATTCCATTATCTTCCGCCAACTTTCTTATATCCTTGACGGTCATTGCGCTCAAATCCTCGTATGTATATTTCTCGTCAGAACCTTCAAACGCAATATCCGTATCATCAAAAGGCATTATCTGCTCTTCTTTTTCGTCATTTGGAACTTCTTCTTCGGCGAGGTACAAAACCCCGCCGAACTTTACTTTATGGTCATACTTCATAGCTTGACCTCCGTTATTTCACTTTGATTACATAGATAGCATCCATTCCCTCGAAGGATGGCAAACAAATCTGTGAAGCCGTGGTAGACACCAGCACAGGCGGACCATAATCTGTTTTCTTTGCAATCGCAATACCATTCTTCACGATAGATACATCTACTGTAGAATCTCCCAGCAGCGTTCTTTCCTCTGGTGTTGTGCCGTAATATGTATTACCCAGGACTCCATCACCGATAATAGTTACATAATCATCAGGGAAGAAGTTCTTGTCCGTGCCATCAAAATCTGTATATCTCTTATCGTTTTTGATAAGCTGAAGCTCTGTTTTTAATTCAAACAAGTCCCTAGTTCCCTTTGCATCCAGATATGCATTTTTTACACCAGAAGCGGTAATCATTGCGTTCATCATCTGCTCATTGTCAATCAGATAATTAAACGTTTTCGTAGTCATCATCGCAAATCTAGGTTTAAAACCAAGATTTGCCAGATATGCGGTACCCTCTGCGATATCACTCAATGGCTTTGCTGTTTCTGGTTTGTCCCAAGTATCCGTTCCAGTCAGTTCTACATAATGTTCCGATTTCCATGTTCCATCCTCGTCATATTTATAGTTGTAAATTGTGTTGTCTGCCATTCCAACAGAAATCTGCATAGTGCCATTGATAGGTGCCAGTAGATTCATTCTCATCTTCTCAGCAGAAATATCAGCGCCAAGGGTCAATTCTGCTGCATCATCAAAAATGTGTCTAAGCACATCCTGGACATAAGGGTCATTGGAATCCTGCGCTCTCTGAATCTCCAGCATGTCAGTCTCGTCAATCTGCATCGACTCCCTAAATAAGGGCATTTGCTCTTTTGTTGCCTTAAATCCGCCTCTGGTGCGAATGGTAGCCATAGAATCAAATGCGGACGGTTTCAGGGCAACGCCAAGCCCTTTTCTAATCTTAATCCATTTCAAATCAACTCCGGTCTTTTTAATTGCCGGAAAAAATACTTCCCCATAATAGGGAAGATTGCTACTCGGGTCATTTGTAATGTAAGCGGCGATTGCTTTCGCCGTAAAAACATCAGATAACTTCATTTTTCTCCTTTCCACCCCGTAAACTTTTAGGGGTCAGCAACTAACTTCAAATTTTATTAGTCGGCAAATTTATTAAGCGCCTCCTCCGCTGGCTGCGTCTGGAATAGTCCCAACAACTCCGGGTTCCTCAAATACAATGCGGCAGCCAGCATTTACCAAAGCCGCTACCAGTTTTGCATCATATGTGCATCCGCTATTGTCCTGTGCCCTTTTCGTATGTATGTAAGCTTTTTTCAAAAGTGCCCCCTGTGGCCTGGATTCATAAGTATCCCGATAAAGAATTCCTACTGCTCCAGTAAACGGTGTGGTTTTCTGCGGCTTACCGTTCTTATCAACGGGTGTTCCAGCCTTCACCACTTTTTCTCCTGTCACCTTATTTGTATCCGTGACACTAGTAAAATCAATCGTCATTGCGATCGCTTCTTTTTCCTTACGATTTAAAATCGTGGGCTCGGAAACATAAGTTAAGGTATCAACTTTCATATCTCCTCTTGCCATTTGCTCATCCTCCTTATAGCAATCTTTTTAATAAATCTTCATTGATTCCACGCCCGGCCTTTTGCGATGCCAGATTTGTAGCAAACTGGATAGAGGCCTCATCCTTGCTTGTAGCCCCGCTGCCGGCCTTAATATCCGGGTTATCCTTCAAATATGTTTGAAGTGCATCCTCACCGGACTGCTTTTTTACTGCCTGTACAAATTTTCCTAAAGCAGAGAAAAACTTATCTGTATCAGTCAACTCTCCAGTTAATTCGGACAATGACTCTGCTGTCTTTTCATCCATGCCAATTCCCATATACCGCTTGCTGTAGTCCATCGTTCGGAATTTGGATTCAAGTTCCTGGATTCTGGCATCTTTGGCTTCATCGGCGGCTTTCTTTGCCTCTGCCTCTTGTTCCTCGGCTGTCATTTTAGCTTTTAACTGCTTTTTAGCATTGGAAAGCTCAGAAGAAGCTGTATCAAATGAATTTTTCAATTTAGCCTTTTCTGCCCGTTCCTTCGCCAGTTCAGCCATCAGTTCTTCTACCGTTGGTGTATCATGCCCTGGGGTTTCGATGACCTGACTTTCAGTTTCAGCCATTGTTGTTGATTCAATGTTCTCCGCCATATAAATTCCTACCTTTCTGCGATTATAGACTTCTCTGTCTTCCTTATTTTGCGTTTTACGGTTTCTCTACCGTTTGCGATATTTGTATAGCCCCTTCTCTGGGGCATATAAAAACAGCCGGTTTCCCGACTGTAATTAAACTATTTGCTTTGAATTATTTGTTTGCATCCCATCTACACCAGGGCTATTTTCTGTCTGGTCTGATTCATCCTGTGTCAGCCGTTCTGGTGCTTCATTTTCCTTATCCTTGTCAAACAAAGACTTCTGGTATGCTTCCATAGTATCCTTGCTATCAAGCCATACTTGCTCAATATCCGGCCACACGCCGCCGCCCATCTGTAACGCCCATCTAGGATGTACGCCTATATTGACTGCCGCTGCGCTTGCATTTATTTTACTATTCAAGTCATAATTTTTCTGTCTGACGAAGTGGATATTAATATCAGTATGATGAATTTTCCTCAAAGGATTATCCGATGGCAATTTATCTGTTGACGCAAAACTTATTGCCCGCAATATCAATTTTAGTTCTTCTCTGGCTGCGCCCTGTACAAGCTGTTCTTCCCTAGCCGCGTCAACTGCTGTAGCGTTCCATCCCGACATAGTGTCCGTGGCTATCCCGGTACTTCCTCCTCCTTCGGATGAGTATTGCATTGGAACAAAACACCTTTTCAAAATCTCATTGCGTGTCGTTGTGATATTCTCTAAAACCGGAGCCGAATCCAATGTGCTCGACAAAGGAGCTATCTTTGCGTCTTTCCCTTCTGCGCTATACGTTTTCACCCATTGTCCGCTCTTAGGAGTAACCTCCTCTCCCGTTTCTGGGTTTACTGGAAAGTCCGTGTTATGCGCCCACCAGATTTCTTGCGTTCGCTGCACTGCATCATTCGCTACGCTTGACACCAAGGAATTGAGGTTGTCCATAAGGTCAATTTGCCGCTCAAAGCAACCTGTCCTATCAACCGCGCGTTCATATTCCACAACTGGAATCATGCCCAGCAGATTTGCCCGGATATCTACAATTTTCCCTGCCTCAATCTCAAACCGCTGCTTGTCAGTAAAACAGGTAAACAAATTCTTTGTCCCACTTTTAACATAGGTGACACCCAAAACCTTCTTTTGCCCGACACCATTATGATAGACACAAAAGGCAAATCTGGAATCCAAAGTGTTGACATTTACATAGGAACTCTGAATTTTTTCATCTTCCCATTCTGTTTTAACACCAATCAACCTATGCCCTATACCTGTTTTTTCCACAAAATCTGCTAATTTCTGATTTTCTGCACCTATGCAAATTCCATTCAGCATCATTTCATTTAAAGCTGAAATCCCGGAACTGTCTATATCCTCATCTGTATCATGCGGTTCTTGATTTCCTCTCTGCGTATAAATAGGAGGAATCCCCCAAAAATATCCCTTCTTAAACTCTGTCACATAGTTAGCCATATTGTCGGTAGTTTGGATATTTATTTCTGGGCGCACAATTTTATGGTATGGTAATGGCTGCACACCAATTTCATAATCTATAAGAAATTGCATTTCGCAGGCGTTTATCCGATGCTTAGAATATGCTTTTTGAAGAACAGGAATAATATTTTTTTCTGTTATTTGTTTTTCATCTGTTAATATCTTTCTTCTTCCTGCAAGTTTCATTCTTACCACCCATTATGTTTTTACATACTTTCCGCCAAATTGGACCCCGGAACCCGACACACGCTTTTCAAATTTGGTTGGTATGTCTACCCATTTCTTTCCTTTTATTCTTCTATAATCTTTCAATCTGTTTTCTCTTGTTTTTTCCACTTTTACAATTTCCAACAAAAAAGCACCTGGACTCGCCAAGTGCTTTCTTTTATTTGTAATATTTGATAATATCATTATACCATCATTTTAAACATCGTTGGTACTCATTTTTATGTATCTTTTCGTTGATTCAACAAAAAGAAAAAATACCGCCTATAATCATAAAAAGCTGACCGACTGATCGGTATTTCTGAAATATCTCTAAGATACCAGAACGGTTGCTCATAACATGCCGATTTAATGATTTCATTCCATAATTCCCCTGCCGCATCCTTAGCTGTCTTTTCTATCAAGTCCACTTTTTTTTGCAAAAACACTCGTTTCAATGCAAGATCGGCTGTCTTATTACTTATATTATTTTTACTTCCATAAGAAACATTACCTATTTGTTGGCTTTTTACAGTATTCACATTATATGCCAATTCTTCCTTCCATTCTGGATATTGCTCACAAAATCCGCAAAGTTCTTTATAACGCTTACTAGAAATTCCGTAATTTTTTAAACTTGATTTTCTTTTATCCATCTATATCACTCCTCTTAATCAAATCGGACTATTGATTATTGTTGTTGGTTTTTGCACTGGCCTTGCTACATATTCTGCAAGCATTGCCAGAGAGTCTGGCCCATCATCATGTGGCGGCTTAACTTTGACTGTATATGTAACCACATTTTCCATGAACAAACCATAGTCTGATTTTGGCGTATATAAACTTGGGTCTAAAAATATACAGTGTTTTTTAATCCAATCAGAATTGACTAATATTTTGGTTTCTTTGTTCGCTTGTGTTCTCTCAGGCTCGATCTGTGCTCGACATTTTCCATCTATCAATTTTTGAACATTATGCGCGACTCTGCCTCCTGCACTATTTGATTCAAACCTTATCTTATGGGGATTGTGTCGAATCAAAATATTAGCGGATTTCATATCCAATGTGTCATAATCTGTTGTGTCATCAAATACTACATCCGGTATAAAAAAATCTTCTCCAAATTGATATGCAATCGGTAAAGATTCAAAATCCGCTCCTGTATCCTTTGTATCGCACACCGCCCATATAGCATCAGGCGTCCGCTCTGGCATAATAATAAACTCTGTCTGCTTTTCCGGTACTTGCTCCCGATTGAAGAAAAAGCGGCGCAGTTCATCTGTAGGAAATAGTAATCCCTCTCGCTCAATCGGCTGTTGCTGATACAGGCATTTAAAGGATAGATCATCCATAGATTCCTTAGCGTCCATGAAGTATTTCTTTGAAAATCCATTCACCGCAAACATGAAGTTACTCTCGCCATCTTCGTTCAAAGCCGGAACCGCAATAAATCTGGCTTTGGGATTTCCTTCATATAGCTGTTGTAGTTTTCCAATCGGGTCATGGACAGACCATCTTGTGGCAATATAGATTTCTTTACACCCTTCAAGTCGTCTGGAACGAAGATCATTCACAACCTTTGTCCAAAGTGTTTCCAGGCGTGACTTGTTCAGTGCTTCTTCAATTCCAGATACCAAGTCATCTGCTGTCAAAAAACGATTACATCTTGTGGCTCCCGTCAACGAACCATCTATGGAACGAAAAGTCCATGTTTTAAATCGCCCATTCCTTTCGAGGTTTACTGTGGTTTCCTTAGCATTTGTTCCAGTCAGCTTTACATTAGGAAATATTTCATGCCATGTATACTCTACCGGGTCATTTATAATTTCCAATACGCCATCATAAAGGGAACGGGTCAAAATGCTACTATGCGCTGAGGATAGGTTAAAATCATTTGGGAACCATCCACCAACAAGGGATAAGAAAAAATCTTCCAGAGTTGATTTACCACAACCCGGTGGAACGCTCAAAGCAAAAATATCAAGTTTATCATCCATCAAATCCTGTAATGACTGGATAATTTGGTGCTTTATAAAAACCTCTCGGCGCGGCTCATAAAATCGTTCCTTGGGAACTCTATTTTTTTCCAGATATAGAAGTCCGCTATCCACTTGATAATTTTGAGCTTCCAACAATAACAATTTATAGTACAAATCATTAAACTTTCCGCTTCCCGTCTGCCCTGCTACATAGTCAGCCATCTTGTGTGTGTACTGGCTGATCTTCATAGCATAATCACGAATTTCTTTATCCTCAAAACCTAAATCTTGCTTCATATTCAAAAGAAGCTGCCAGCTATCTATTTGGTTTTGGTATTGTGTCATGTCGTCTTTTAAGATTTCCGAAAAAATTTTTTTGTACCATTCAAGCGTTCCTTCTCGCAAAACAAAAGAGCCTCCTTCCCTACTTAGTAAGAAATTTGGCTCTCAAATGGCTCTCATTTTACTATTTCATCTTATTTTACTTAACTTCTATTTCTATTTACATAGAAGATTTTGCTTGTTTTACATTTTTTCATCTCGATTCTGTGAATATAAAAATTTTTCAATCTCCGCTTACGCTTGGCTGCTACTCAAAATATGAACAAAGATATCCATATCGAGATATTGAAAGTTCTTGCGAACATTTCTTACTGCTTCTCTGTATATGCTTTCGCCCTGAGTAAATACAGATACTACTCACAAGTTCTTGTACACTCCACAGTCGTCAATTCCCGACTAGCCATCGGTACATACCTGCAAATGCTTGTTTATGCTACTTTGTAGGATGTGGCATCTCTTAAATTAAGACTTGCATTATAATCTCTATCTGCATGATATCCACATTCGCACACATATTCTCTGTCAGAAAGTTTTAAGTCTTTCCTGATACAACCACATTCATGGCAAAGTTTACTGGATGGATACCATCTGTCTACAATTCTCAATTCAATTCCATATTCTTTGCATTTTGCTTCCAATTTCACTCTAAATTCATAAAATTTTTGTGATGCAACAGCCTTCGAAAGATGCCTGTTCTTCATCATACCTGATACATTCAAATCTTCAACAGCGATATAAGATGGTTTGGTTTTCACAATCTCAGCTATTGTTTTATTGATGTAGTCAGTGCGGATATTGTCTATCCTGCAATAAAGCCTTTTCACCTTTAATATTTGTTTTTGAATATTTTCTCTGGAAGACTCTCCTTTCTTATTATTCTTCTTTAAACTTTCGTATTTCCTAGAAAGACACCGTTGTTCTCGTTTTAGTTGTTTTTCTAATTTTTTTACCTTATTTGTTTTATTGATGTTTTTCTTTACAAGCCCATTGCTTATAACCGCAAAATTTTTAACACCAAGGTCAATTCCAAATCCAAAATCTTGTAATTGTAGTCTTTCTCTTTCTGGTTGCTCAACCAAGACTGATACATAATATCGTCCAGCTCTACAAGAAACAGTACCACTCTTGATAATGTAAGTATTTGAATCCCAAGGAATATATCCCTTTTCTTTTAATCTAACCCATCCGAGTGTCGATATTTTGATTCGGTGTCTTTCGCATGTTATTATTGTCTGAGAATTTGTTTTCACAAAATACATTTTTACATCCGATTTTCCTTTCTTCTTGAATTTAGGAAAACCGGACTGTCCTTTGAAGAATCTCTTAAAAGATCTTTCGGAATTCATAATGCTTTGTTTTACCGATTTTGTGCTAACCTCTTTTATCCATACATACTCTGGATTCTCTTTTAAATAAACATTATTTAGCCATTTTGAGAACTCCATTCCAGATACAAATTTCTTCTCTTTTTCATAAACTTCTTTGTTGCGGGCAAGATAAAAGTTGTATACAAAACGGCAAGTGCCAATTGTTTTATTGATTTTATGTATTTGTTCCATAGTTGGATTGATTTCCGTCTTGTAACTCTTTAGCATCCTTTCTTGGTCTCCCTTATCTTCTTCATTCATTAAACCACATTCCTTTTAGAATACTACTTTCAACTGCTTGTAGTATATCATATTTAAAACTGAATTGCAAGTAGTTGAAAGATATGATATAATTATCAAATCAAAGGAGGATTCTATATGCAAGAAAATCGTGGTTTAAAAAATCGCATAGCAATATCTAACGCTATTGATAAAGAACTATATTCTCGTTTAAAATCTTATTCGGAAGAAACATCTATTCCCATAAGCAAATTACTTGATAAAGCTATTGATATGTATTTAAAGTCCGTTGGAAAATAACGGGCTTTTATCTTTTCCTCCCAACTTGTAAGAAATCCTTACAGGTTCATTCACTCACATACAATGTTCCATCTGCGTTCAATCTTGGCGTGATGCCTTCAGATGTTGAAATGTACCATACTCCCGTTTCTTCATCTTTAAATGTATATACAAAGCAAGAACCATCATTTAATATGCCATACCAAGATGTGTTTTCTTGGTTTTCTAGTCTATTTCCTTTTATGCACCCCGTCAATCCAAAGCAGATTGCCAAAATCAGTACAATTCCTATCACTTTCTTGTTCATACATTCACCTCAAAAATCTCCCGGCAATTTGATCCCTTGCACTTAAACTTCTGCCCTGTGATATGCGCTCCGGGCGTTAATGGAAAGTTCTTCTTTCCGCAGAAAGGACAACAAATATAATCTTTTCCAGTTTTATAATCCCTCTGTATGTACGCCTGTCCGTTATGAGGTAATGGTCTATTCATAAATTGTTCAAAACTATCGCTTCCCACCATTTCATGTGTCATACCATCTATAATTTCAGTCATGCTCATACTTCTGCTTTCTCTCCTTTTTTTCACGTTTATAAGTCTTCTGCCGCTTCATTCTTTTGCACTGATTGCAATTATTCCGATTTTTACAATCCCAGCAATTATCGCTATCCCACCAATACCATCTTGCTGGCTGTGGCCTTGGTTTACGTTTTGCTTTTCCCATTTATTTTCTTCTCCACTCGTCTATAATTACACAAAACCTGTTTTGCAAATCTTCCTCCGTTCAATGTTTGATATGTAATTAGAATTTCTTTTTGACAGTTTCTCAAATCACTATGTTGTATGTAACACTGATTAATAACCGGCGACACCATCTAATTCTCCTCATTTATCTCTTTAAATATCGCCCCACCGTAGCGATAGTGAGGCGGCTTGGCGTAATGAAATGAGTGCTGTCTACAACAATGCACCCGATCTGGCAGGGGAGAATCGAACTCCCCATTTCTGTCCCCGGAAGCCATCCCCTTGAATGGCTTCTATTTACCAAGTATTATTAGCCTGCGGATGAGCGTTTCGTCCATTGAAACCTCTGCCAGAACCTTTGAAAGAAAATAAACAAATTTCCTCAGATTGCAGTTCTAAGGAATGGATAGGTGGGATTTGATACCCACACGCACACCCCGAATCTAATATAACCCCTTAGTATAATTCAGGGTTACTGCTATGGCCTTTTTGACTGCCCTGCAGTCGGCTTACGCTGTTCTCCCTATGTATGCTTGCCCTTAGCGTCTACTTCCGCCACTATCCATGCCCATTTTTGTCCACAAGGGCTGTGTGGGGCTAATCAACATCTGGCATTTGCCTGTCTGTGCGGCCACGTACCGAACTTTGAATGTTGAATCAGAACTATGCGTACAACGAAACAGCAATCCACGCAATTCATAAAATGGAATACAAATCAATCCTCACGTTTCATGCCATTTGTACATTGCCGCAACCGGAATGGCCGGATTTGAACCGACGATCTCCTAATCCCAAATTAGGCGCGTTACCAAACTACGCTACATCCCGGAACCGACAAGGTAAGAAAAGTTGGCTTTTACTCGGATTTCTTTTCAAACGATGCCGGTATATAATATCGCCTATCACGGTTATGCAATCCGCAGACTGCATAGGTTGATTTTCACCTCAAACGCATATTTTATCATCATCTGCGTCGAATGCTCCTTGTGCACTTGGTACATGAGCTAAAACCAGTAATCGTCATACGAAAACCGGATTCCTTTTCTGCACTTGGCAGATAGATTAAAGACTGAGCATGATAAAATACCCCCGCACTTTACCGAAAAACATATCTCCTGGTGGCCAAACCCATTTGATATTTTCCCTCCAGGCAACATTATACGCGCCTTAGTTCCTGGATCTCAGTCTTATCAGCAACCATTCACGGCTTATTGCGCCGCCGATGTACCGGCCATCTGAATTGCTGTAATTTACGTATAGAGCACTAGTTTCTGTTTGCCATTCCGCGAATTGGTATCTGCACAAGTCTCCATACGAAAGCCGATAATCGGACTCGAACCAATAGCATCTACATTACAAGTGTAGCGTTCTACCATTGAACTATATCGGCGTATTCCCTTATAAAACCACCATGCAATTAACGTGTCGCAGGTACCACAGACTTACGGCGTTTTGCATCTCATACTTCCGGGAATCTTCCAGAATCACCGACTACTGCTCCTCACGACCTTTGGTCTTATCTCTCTAGAAAAGTTTTTTCACAGGATTTCGTAGCAGGTATACCCATCCTGCTAAGTGGTAAAATCGAGACGGGCGGATTCGAACCGCCGTCTTCTGTACATAGTTGTATCCGGCTTTCAGTGCTCTGCCAATTTAGCTACGTCTCGTGGTTCCTACCATAGCCGCTGCCGTACCTGACAGCCAAAGGGTACTAGCTATGGCGGAATGGATCATGTAGGACTCGAACCTACGACCTTCTGCTTATGAGGCAACGGCTCTCACCATCTGAGCTAATGATCCGTAACGGGATTTCTCCCGTTTTTGCATTATTTATCGTGCTGCTTTAGGCACCATGCGGTATTTAGAATCGTATCGCCTTACCGCCAATCTACACGCTGTTCTTTTATTTTACGTCCTCAAACAGTAGTCGGACAAAACCACCCGGAGCATTTGAATCTCCTTTTGTCACAGCCTTGCGCCGTAGGTGGTGGAGAAAGTTTCTATGCCAAAATCAGAAACCAACTGGGCTAGCTGGATTCGAACCAGCGTAAAGAGCGTTCCTTCTCTTCCGGGGTCAAAGCCCGGTGCCTTAACCGCTTGGCGATAGCCCAAAATAAGCCTTATATCCACATTAGAGCAATACTCGCTATATAACTGAAAAACATTATTCCGAATCCTAAAATAGAGGCTTTATTATCTTCCCAGGACAATCCATTCATAAAATATATCAGGCAAAAAACCATTAAAACATCAATGAATGATATTAAATACCTAAACCACATATCTTGCACCTAATCCTTTTTTACTGTCACGCTGAAAATACTCTTCAAAATGCAAATTATCAACCATATTCCTGTAGCAATCGCCCAACTGAACTTCCACCCAAAACACATAGTAATCAGTTTTATAATCCCGCAGGTAACGATCCAGCTTATTCCATACAACACTACTAAAAGTCCAATTACTACTACTGCTATAATTCCACCCTGCTTAATTTTTTCTTTCATATCATTCCTCCCCTATAATCCTGTTTAAAATAATTTCCGGCATTTTATCAATATATGTACCTTCTGGAATTTCATTTAATGCACTATATATGCTCGCCGAGAATGCTCTATAAAGATCTTCGTGTTCCAGAAGTTCTTCTCTAAGGATTCGGCAAGCATTCTGGATTGTAAAAGGAGTATCCAAGAAATTTACATCTGCCTGTCCTTCAAAATCAATACCGCTCATTTGCTCAATATTTAATGTGACGCTAGGAATCTCCAGCGGATTTATCTGAAAATCAAGGTGTGTGATTTTTTCAATCTGCTTTCCATCTACAAATACTCTATGTATGTGTTTATCATTCTTATCCTGCTCAATCTTCACGTTTGCTAACATTACGTCTCATCCACTTCCTTTTCAACTTTTACCGAACAATATGTACGTTTTCTATCCTGTGCTATAATTTGGCAACCACACATCGGACAATCAAAGGAATCAAACAAGCTCTCCTCATTATTTGCTCCAAAAGCCGTTGCAAGTCTGATTTTCCCATTATCCCAGCAAATATAATGCCTCTCTTTTACTGGCGGAAATTCTGTTCCGCAAATTTTACATTTTAACATTTCAATCCTCCAAATTCCTACAAATCTCAATAACAACATCGCCTTTTTCAAATTTTCTCATTTCCCTATCTCCTTCCAAATCACGCAAATATTTGGCTATACTTTATAAATCTTAGTCCTTCCACATTTAGAGCACATTTTCATAATTATATATCCCCTGCTATCTTTTACTGAGTTTATCCTTTTCCATTCATGTTTACAAAAAATCGTCTTTAAAGGATTTTTTAATTTAAACTTCTCTCGCATAAAAACTATCAATCCTCTTTATCGGACAGAAGTAAACGACAGAATCCTTTTTATACAAAATAAGATATTTGCCTTTGATCTCTGCTCTGTCCGCACAAATAGTCATTCCTGTATTTTCTCCCGTGTCGTCCAATAGCTTTTTAAACCAAATCACATATTTTGTTTCAACTGGTTTTATTATCATTTCCCCGACCATTTAGCATTTCCTCACCAAGCATTACACGAATTAGATCGTTCATATCATCTATTTCTTTTGCCCCAATCTTTGTTCTTGAAATACATAACTTATGAAACCCATGTTCTTCCCATCTTGCATAACCCGTAAATATGTAGTAATCAAATGGGAGTCTTTGGAATAATCCTGAATAACTTAAAGTTTCTGATACACATATCAAACGAGCGTTTTTTGTTTTTATTGACATAGCACGTTTATTAATATCAAAAATTATCCCTTTCTCAAATAAATCATTTGCCAAGTCATTCAGAAATTGATTACATTCTTTGAATGTGTCTGCTGCAAAAAGAATATTTTTTATTCTGCCTTTATCCATGTTATCAACCCCATTTACATCACCTGCGTTTTTCTTTTAATGACTTCTCCGCTTCCTCCACTGTGTCAAACCAATTTATTACATCTGTACAAAACTTTGTATTTCTTCCGAGATAAGATTCTGTAACAACCATTGTTTTCCATCCAGACACATAATCTTCCAGAAACACATTTACAACTTTATGTTCTATTACTTTTCCATACATAATTGACGCTTCATATAAAACATCTCCAACTTGGATTTTAAATTTCTCTTTCCTCATAATTTTCCTCCTATACAATCCATCTATTCAACTGCTTTGCCACCGTCCAGATTTATTTCTATCAATTTTCCGATCGTGACGGCTGAGATACATTTCATCATAACTCCTCTAACTCTATTTTCAGTTCTGCAATTTTATCTGATATATAGTTTTGAATTAATACTACAAGTTCTGGATAATCTTTTAAATATAACTCTTCTTTCTCTGCCACTAACCATACTGTGCTATTCGAAATAAACATTCGTCCAAAATAGTCAAGTTTATCCAATTTAAATCTGATCTCATTTGCCTTTTCCAACTGTTCAATCGTCATACTATTTCACCCTTTATCACTCTTCCAATTTACCACCATTATTTTCGCCTTTTTCGTATTTATCACAATATTTGCCATCCTTTGTACAGAATACACATTCATTCGCTTGGCAATACCAGCACTCTCCAAATCCAGTTGGAACAACGATTAAGTCCGAGTAATTCTTACATGTTTCACATTTTTTCAAAGTCTATCACCTCCTGCTCTGCCGCCAGTTCCCGCTTATCGTTCTTGTGCGTCCGATTTCCTAGACACCAATCACATGTTCCATGATTTCGGCAGCCTTTAGCTATAGATTTTGCTCCAGTATACGGTTTGCGATGTTCTTTGCCTGACTTGATAGATTTGTTAAGGCTCATGGTTGCTCTCCAATTTTAAATAATCTATCAAGCCACTTTGAAGCTATTTCATTCGCCCGATCTGCTGTCATATTTGGTACAGAATCATAAATCATCATTGCAAGATTAGATTCCCAAACATCATATATTTCGCCTTTTATATCTCTTGTTTTTCTCATTTCTTTTTGCATAATTTTAAAAGCAAGTGCAAATGGGTTTTTCAAATCTTCTGTTTTAAAGACAACTTTTGTCTCTCTTGGCTCTATTGGATCACAATCTTCGCAATGTCGAACTAAGATAAAATGTTCCGGAGAATGACACTCACATTCAAATGGGTATCTAAAATAAGTTCTCTCAAGTGGTACATTATCTTTTCCACAGCATTCACATCTTCCAACTTCAATTTCCCCACACATTATTTTCCTCCATTTCCGGGAACGCATATTCACTCATGGCATTGTCTGCAAATCGTATCTGTGCTGGCTCTACCTCATGGATTGTGCCGTCCTCGTATTCAACAAGGGCAAACGTGGCCGAAATCTGTCCCGCATGATAACCGCCATAACACAGTGGCTCTTCAACAAGTTCAGACCGGAAATTCCAACAGTGAAATAACGCTTTTATATTCTTTTCTGGTTCAATCACCTTATCATACACATTCAGCTCATCGCCTCTCTTACGATAATTCTGCCGTTTTTCTGGAATATGTACGATACACGGTCTGAATTCTCTTTCGATTATGATTTTTCCGTCTAATGCTGACATATTTTCACCTCAATCATAAGTGTCTAAATGGCGTTGCAATAATATCAAGTATCTGCAATATCAGCAGAGGTACAAAAGCTACAATCACTCTCAGGACATATAAAACATCTCTCTTGTTTGGTGTCTCTGGATGCTTTGTTATGCAATGCACAATCCATCGAACCTCTCTCCACCACTCAATCAGCACCTGATTATACCAATGTCCTTTTAGAACGAATTCTTTTCCGCATTTATCGCAATGGAATGATAATTTTGAAATTTCTAGAATCATATCTACCTCAAATCTGAATCGCCTGATAGCGGTCACTGTTCAGGACGGAATACATCATTTCAACCGGTGTCTTATCCACGCAACCGATCAGGTTTTTAAATGTGCTTACGGACTGTCCAGAAACAAGCTGCACACCCTTTCGGTTCTTATCTGCCAGAAATACATCATGCCTGCTATTAACATTCCAGAAAACTACATTCGGGATTTTATACCCATGTTCCTTATATACTCTGGAAACATAATCGTAGAAATTCTCTCTATGTTTCTGGTTTGTGCAGCAATCAATCTCCATATCTGAAATGATAATGAGAGATTTCGGCATTTCTTCCTGTGAACAATGATTTTCAATCGCCACATCCAGAATCTTCATCAGGGCAGCTTCAAGGTCTGTATTCATCTGCCAACTTGCTCTTGAAATGAAGTTGATTTTTTGAGTTATGGTATTTCCTTTTATCTCCACGAACTTCGGGCGACCAGAGAATGTCATAAACAGATTATGGTATGCACCTTTGTTTCGCTCTGCGAAGTACATTGCCAGTCCAATAGAGGTTGCCATCGGTCTGCCATACATGGAGCCTGACACATCCGCCATAACCACTGCGTTTACATCTCCATCAACGTAGTTTGGCAGATTATCCCATTGAGCCTCCAGAACCTTGCTATTCTCACTGTGATACAAAATTTTCTCAACAATGTCATACGGATAAAGAGTGGCTGCATTGATTTTCTGTTCGCCAGAGGAAACTTTGTTTATATATTCTTCAAAACGTTCCTGATCGTGACGAGCAAATGCCTTTCGGTAATTCATCATTGCCCTGGATGGAACCGCCGGATAATTAATGGTATCCCACTGGCGGGCCGACATGCGCTGCTCCACAACATCAATATGCTTTCTCAGGCGATTACAAAGACGTTTATAGTCATATACGGACATTCCTAACTTCTTTGCCGTATAAATTCCCAGTTTCCGAGTGTTCGGGCTAGAAGCATCAGCCTTTTTGAGCCATTTAGCGAGAAGGGAAGACGACTCTTCATTCTTCATCAATACTTTATCTTTTAAAAGTTGATACTTTACATCATCCCACATATTATCCTCTAATTTCGTTCCGACGAGAGAATAAACGTCGTCCCAGCGTCCGTATTCTGGTATTTTATCTATGTTCTTTCTTAATTCTTCTGTATGCTTATTTGCTATGTATGTCAAAAGAACACGGAACACACGGCGCTCGCCTAAACCTCCATGAATGTCTCTGGCATAGAACAGGCAACGCATAGCGCCTAACGAGTCTTCCTGAAATGCCAGCTCAAATTTCTTGACAATCTCATCCTCTGATCTGGTACGCATGGCACCGATAGTCGCAAACATATCCAGCAAAGCAGAATCCGTAGTATTCTTTGCGTCTGCTCCGTTCTCGGTCTTTGTCCACTTGCTTTCTTCTCTCATTACATCTGAAAAATTCATAAAAATCTCCTTTCATTACGCCAATTTCCCTTGACCACTAGGGCATATCCTCCACGGATACGATTGGAGTTGAACCAATATGCTTTTTTAAGCGAATAAATTGCTGTTTGGCGTTACATAGGTTTTTAGTTGTTTTTACAGTACGCATATTTCACGGAATCGAACCGTATTTTCTTTGTTTTGCATACAAATCATTTGCCATTAAGTCATTGCTGTTGCTGCGTACCTCTGTTTTTTACAGTTCTCAAAATATAAATAGATTGCCCTACCAGCTGGGCGACATTCCATTTCAGGAATGATTGGACTTGAACCAATGACACATCTTCATTCTGCTGTATGAGAACCAAAACGGGAACAGAAGGACTTGAACCTTCGACAACATGATTAACAGTCATGTGCTCTCCTGGCTGAGCTATATTCCCAAACATTTCCTGTTTTTTCGCTTTTATAATCCCAAATTATACGCTTAATAGATTGCAGTTCAGGAAACATAATACATTACGCCATAGGTTTTATGATTAGGGGTCATATCCAAAATTGCGGTTGACGTAACTCGTTTTTTGTTTTTGGAATTTTTTCGGATTGCCCGATTTTATCTTTTGTGGAATTATTCACCCGAATGGGCTTTATCTTTTGTAAGTGAATTAGAATTTATCTGATGTGTTTGCCGGTAGGCGAAAATTGTGGTAAAATTTTATGACACTATTTCGATAGGACAGCCGAATCGCTGTTCAATTTCTTCCAGAGTAACTTTTCTTGGTTTAGGAAGCCGTGTTTCAGTCTTAATGTTACCTCCATCAACTGTTTTCGCAAAAGCGGAACCGGAATACTCATTGTCATTTTCATCTGCATAAATTCTAAGTATACTATACCCATGCGCTCGACAGAATCTAGTTGAACGATCTAAAATCTCTTTGAGTTCCCTATTTTCATCACCGAATGCGTCTGCATAGTCAATAACTGCTTCATTTGCCGATATATTCTCTGGAAATGATACCGCCTTATATGGAAAGCCTGTGAATTTAAAAATTCGGTTTCCAATTAAAGCGGCAATGCCTTTCGGAAGATGATAGCCTTGCGCTACTGCAATTCTCAATAGCCTATTACTCTGTTCATCGGACTCAGTTCTGAAATATTTATTTGATAAATCAATCATTATTCGCTTCCTCCCGTTCTTTAATAATTTTGTCAAGTGTCGGTCTTGATACACCAATATTTACTGCAAATTGAAACTTTGTAATTTCTCCATTTCTGTATCTTACAAGATTTTCAGTAAATAATTGCTCGTCAATCCTTTTCGATTTTCCCCCTTTGTATTTCCCCTGTGTTTTCGCAATGGCGATACCCTCACGCTGTCTACGTTTTATGTTGTCACGCTCTTTTGCAGAAACATAAGATAATATCTGGAGTACCAAATCTGCTATAAAGGTTCCGTCCAAATCTCTTGAAATTGTTGTATTAAGGAGCGGCATATCTTGAACAATTACATCTGCCTTGATCTCTTTTGTGATAATCCTCCATTGTTCAAGAATTTCCTCGTAGTTTCTTCCAAGCCTGTCTATTGAATGAAGTACAAGGACATCTCCATGTTTTAGGCTAGAAATCATTTTCTTGTACTCTGGACGGTTGAAGTCTTTTCCTGACTGCTTATCTATATATATTTTCTCCACGCCTTCTTCCTGCATAGCTTTAATCTGCCTTGCCACATTCTGGTCTGCTGCTGATACTCTGACATAGCCAATCTTCATAAAAACATCTCCTTTAAGTTTATTTCAACTACTTTCAATTATATCATTTTTGAAAATAAAATCAAGTATTTATTGAAATAAATTGAAAGATATAATATACTTTTTTCAAAAGGAGGTGTATCTTATGACTACAAACAGAGGTCTTAAAAACAGAACCGCTATATCTACTGCCATTGACAAGGAATTGTATCAAAAACTAAAGGATTATTCTGATAAAACTGGAATACCATTAAGCAAATTATTTGATAAAGCTATTGCAATGTATCTTGAGTCTGTTGATAAATAACAGGCTCTTTTTTATTTTTCGGGAAAAATGGAATCCAGTATTCTTAAAACGGTCTTTTTTCTTTTTGGGGCGGATTTAGAGGTCATTTGGGCGGTGCGGCTGATCTGTTTTAGACCCCGTCCCATCTGTCAAGCTGTCAATGCTCCCCTCTGCCGTATTCTTTAGCACTATTTTTATTGTCATATTGCACAAAAATAAATCAATATCTAACTGTAAAATCAAAGTGTACCCTGTTTTTACATTGTAACAATCAATATATAGCATTATAAATCTGATTTAAACTATATATTGTGTTACATTTATAAATCTTCCGGTAGTTCTGGCTTTTCAACTTGTCCTATCTTATGCCGTGCCGCTATGTCTGCTGCGATCTGCTCCGGCTGCTGGCCATTTACGATCTCTACACGTTGCGGTGTCTCTGTATAACCGTAATTAGCTTTTAGGGCAAATATGCACCCCACAGAGTTCCGTTCCGTGGCTCCGTCGACCAAACTAGACTCACATTCTGCCAGCCATTTTTTGACCGTTTGAGAGTGTGCAGAGCTTGCCCCGTCCTCTCCGGCCCTGAATTCCCCGCGCCTCCAAGTATCAATAGTCCTATTATCAATGCCTATCAAAAGACTAAAATTTAATATAGTCGGACGTTTATTATACTTATAACAAAGC